TTATAGCGCCACCCTCTGGGTGGGATATGCTTAAAGTCTCCAGGATAGCAACGTCGCTTGGCGCTATTGTAGCAACTTCTTTAAGAGCTTCTGAATAATCTTCGTTCATTGTTTAGGATGTTACTAATAAGATTCCTTTCGTTGCGCATGCTGCTTCAACGTATGGCGTGTCCGGATGTGTTTGGTCTAGCTGATTTACAACCCAGCACGGATTTCCTCCGAGTTGAAGCTCCGAAATTCCAGACAATCCCGGAGCAGGTGTCACGTCGTCAATGAAGGCTTTTATAGCTGCGACTGAAAAATTACAGTCGCGAAGATTAATATAGTTAAAGGTTGAAGGATTAACAAAATTAAGAGCTGCGAGTTGAGGATTGTTATCTATTAGCATAATAGTGCGATTACTTGTTTTTCCTAATGTTAGTTCTTGGATGTTATCGTTAAAACTCAAGTCGAAAGTGTTTGTAGCTGCGGAACCCTCTCCCGCTATATCTAGTACATGTAAACTGCTCCAGTCCACATGACCATTACCGTTATCAAAGTTCATATCGAACGAAAATATCACAGTCTCCGCCCTGCACAACTCTCCTGGAGTTTCATGTTCAAAGGTGACGCTGGTTACTTGCGGCATGTAAGACATATTTATTCCGTTTTGCAGTACGTAACCCGCAGTCTTATACTTAAAAGCTAAGGTTGTAGGCTTTTCAGTGCGACTAATTCTACAAGAGGAGAGCTGCCCTTCTACCGGAATGAGAAGTGTAGTTCCTCCAAATTTGTCTGGCTCCCATTCATAAGTGTTATTCATATCAATGATCGAATTAACAGGCTCACTAGGGTATTCGTTTAAGTCTAAATATTTTATGAATCCCGCTGAGCTACCTGCTATGACCCGGACTGCCGTGTTAGGAACTGGAGTCGGGTCAGCGAGCGAAACACATTTCCATTGAAGCGTTCTAAAATATGTTTCCGCTGAAGTAGCGGGCATGAGTTTGACTAAAAAGGCGACGCTGTTATTTGTCGTGATTGTTCCATCCCACCATTGAACAGCATAGGGTCCTTGGCTGCTGCTAATAGCCGCGTAAGCATTTCCTCCAGTCGTTTTATTTGTATAAGTAACTTCTCGGATTGTAGCATCCGGAAAGGGCAAGGGTGAGCCAACAGACGTCAAGTTAAACAAAGCCAATTCGTCTGCGGATTGAACTTCAAAGAATTCAATGCTAGCACTAACGTCAACATTGTAAGGCGAATTATAAGAGAAAGAATAATCACTAACGAAGCGCACTTGGCACAGCGTCATCTCTTCCGTGCCTCCAATAGGGAGATCCATGAGAAACCAATCTATGCCTTCATTCAAATATATTTTCCAAGCGCCTTTAAAGATTTGGAATTTGCTGCCCAGGAAATTAAAATTCACCCTTCCTACTTCGTGGGACTTAGTGTAACGCCTCCTCTGAAACGTTCTTCCGTTTTCCATCCTCTTTCGAACGACTGGCGAAATGTTATTTACCTTTAAAGAAGCTGGCTGGGCTATGTTAAGATCGTTCCAGTTAATCATACTTTTATTTTCTAGCTATTCCGTAAGCGCCTTCCATAGCTGGAAGAAAACTGCCTCCGCCTAACGAGGCTTCATTAGTAAGTTCGTTCTTTGTTTGCTGCACAGCTTCGCGGATTAGAATTTGCATGTTACCCTCTGAGTCTGTTGATTGCTCCCCTGAAACTTCGCCCCGTGTTTGATTTATGATGGTGACGTTTCCTCCCCTTCCGGACGAGTCGGAATTTTTCTTTTGAGAAGCCATTCTGAACAAGTTTGTTTGCTGCTGTTTATTCAGAACCATTTCGCCGCTGTTGACGTTTGCAGTCAAGCGGTCTCCGGATGTGGACGTGCCCGGTATAATACCGCCCTGTGCATAACCGCCCACAGGTTGCGATCTAATAGCTTGTATTTGCGCGACACCTGCTGCGATAGCTCCTGCCGCTGCGATTGGCGCCAGCACAGGCCCTACATAGGGAACGCCTACTACGGACTTGTATGCTGCCACTGCGGAGGCATACATGTCGATGGTTGCTTGTGCAATAGCGGCAGCTTTCGCAATCTTAGCACCCTTCTTACCAAAGCTTGCCGCAAGCTGACTCATTCCCCCAAAGAAGTCAGACGCAACTCGGAGTGAAGTTTGCAAGCGCCTTTGCTCCATGTCGTCCAGCTTGCGGTTCGTGTCTGCTGTTATGCGTTGCTTGATTTCAGCTTTGCGCTGCTCTGTCATTTCCGTAGCATTGATGACAATCTGCATCCGCTCATTGTAGCTTCGCATTATTGCTTCTTCTTCTGTCATCAAGCTCATTTCCAACTGCTCAAACTCTTGCTGTCGTCTCTCCGCTTCCTGGGTAGCTTTGTCCACACCCCCTCCCGCCTTTTTCGCACTCTCAGGATCCTTAGTCGCTTCAAGGAACCTATTAGTAGCTCGAGCGAGCATGTCCGCCCGTTCATCCATGCTGATGTTAGCTTTCGCTCCAATCGCCTCCTGTGCTTTGTTAAGCTCAGCAGTTGCAACTTCTAACGGAGTTCTCAAATTCTCCTTGAGCGAGTCATAAGTTTTATCCGTAGCAGACTTGCGAGCTTCACTGTTGAACTCGCGCATGCTGTCGATAGCATTGTTAATAAGATTTAAAATGCCTTGGTGCTTTTCAGTTAGCTGTCCTCCTAACTTTAAATGGTCTTCGTATTCCTTTTTCTGTTTTTCAAGTGCGGCCAGCTTGTCATCTTCATAGCCTAGCATTATTTCATCAATGCGGCTTTGAGACTGCCGTATTTCTTTCGCGTTTATAATACGCTTGAGAAGTAAGCTACTATTGCTCGCGGCTTCTAGGATATTGGTTTTCCAGTTTTCAAATTCTTTGTTAGTGCTAATGGCAGTATCGCGAACGTTTCTTATGGCTCTGTCCAGGAGATCGCCGTTAGTGATGACATCCTCATACGCCCGCTTAATTTGATCGACCTTAGTCTTCCATTGCTCTTGTGTAATTAAGTTTCTTTTAAGCTGAACGTTTACCCTTTCGATTTGGGTTTGATAGTTAATAAGAATTCTTTCTTTGCGATCCAGCTTGCCAATGCTTTCATCCAAATAAGTCAGCTCCTGTTTTAAGCTAGCAATGCTCTTTGTAAATCTGCCGCCTTCAGCTATCTCCAAAGCTCTTTGCAGCTTCACGTAACGTTGCGCAGTTTCTAAAGCCGTCATTTGAGCCGCTTGGTTGCGCCTCCTTTGAGTCTCTATATTTTCTTCGTATCTGCGTTGCTGCTCCAGGGTGAGTCCTATTTTAGCGATCTCATCATTTGTCTGCTCTATGTAACCTTTACCCGTTAGGAACCATTTGAAAAACCTTTCCGGGCCTTCTGCCAAAGCTGTCCAGTAAGCTTCGCTAAATGCAGGATCGGAAATCGTGTCTGATATTCCGTTCATTGCATCAATCAGAAACTGACTAGCGTTCGTGGCTTTGTCGATAGACTCTGCCATTATAGTAAACGAGGCGCTTATCCTTTCGCTCGCTGGGCCAATTTCGTTAGCTGCAATCTTTGACGCTTCTGCAACTCTGCCATTTGAATCAGCGACTTGTTCAGTCAGCTTTTGGGTTTCTTTTAACTTGTCTCCGGTTATGCCGTAAGCTCCGTTCAAAGCTTCCGTTGAACGCAACGCCTTAACGAGCATTGAATCGTTTCCTTGGGTAGCAGTTCTAACTTTATCTAAAGCTCCGGCTAAGCCCTCTTGCTCGATTAGTGCGCGACCGCTCGACACACCCATCTCTTCATAAAGGAACTGTAACTCCTTGGAGGGGTTTACCAGTGCAGTTAGCGCGGCTTTGACTTGCGTCATTGCTTCCGCAGTTGGAACGCCCTGCTTAGTAAGCATCGCAGTGATGCCCAGGAGCTCGGACATTTCAACGCCCATGTTTGCAGCCGCAGCGGAAGCACGGGAAAAGCTCTTTGCCAGTTGAGGCATGTTAGTCTTACCCAGAACCACCGTCTCCATAAGCATATCGCTTACCTTAACCGCCTCGCTTGTAGATTTGCCGTAGCTGTTTAAAGCAGTCGTCAGCAAGTCTGTGGCAGTGCCCACATCTGTGATTCCCGCTTGTGCCAGCTTAGCTGCCTGGCTTACAAACGCGGCAGCATCCTGGGCAGCAACTCCAGCGGAGATGGCTTGATAAAAACCTCGCGCTGCATCCGTAGCGTCAACACCCAGGGTCTGTGAAAGCTTTAACGCTTGCATTCGAAGCCCTTTCATTTCGTCGGCCGTTACTCCCGCAATCGTTTGCACCTCGAGCATAGCTTTGTTAAAGCTAAACCAATTACGAGTTATCTTTGTAAGCGTCGCGCCTACAGTGAGAAGCACAGCTCCCATTCCTACCATGCTAGCTGCCACAGCGCCAGCGGAACGTTTAACTCCGCCTAGTGATTCCTGTGTTCTTTTGCCTTGCCTGGATAACTTTTGCAACTCAGTGCGCGACTTAGCAACTCCTCTTGACTCTACAGTTAATCTTAGTCTTGCTACATCTTCAGTCATTATTCGTTGTGAGTGTGGTTAGGAAAACTAGATCGATTTGTCTTAATGCAGTTACATCAAAATCACTTAGCGTTGTTCCTGTTAAGTCAGTCCATGCTTTAATCTCTAGGTAAGTTAGTGGCTCAGCGTTTTTAAGTTCTTTGTAAAAGTGAAATAGGTAACTTAAATGCTCGGGCAGTTTAGATCGAATTAATTCTTTAGGCTTTATCCCAGTTGTCTTGTAGACTTGCTCTAAGTGAGCTAGCTTACTGACTTTTGAGTTTTCCGGATATTTCTGGAGCTCGAACTCTTGCTTCGCGAAGTTGCAGATTTTGTCGAGCTCCGCTTGATAAAATTTCTACGTTGCGCAGAAGCCTCGTCAATTTCTTGTGCGAGAACTGGAGCATCCCGTAGAACTTTAATAACATTAGCTTTAGAACATTCATAAGGTGTCCCGTCGTCGTTTTTAAAACTCCAAGCTACAACTAATGAAGCTAGTAGTTCGGTGGTTAGTCTGTCAGCTTTTTCCGGGTCGTTGAAAAGAGCCTCGTCCGGCTCTTCGTCTGCGTGGGTGTCTAGCATTGCTTTTCGGAAAAGGCTTTGCGCTTTTTTAAACTGTGTCGAATCGATACTTACGATTTTGATCCAGTGCTCCGTTTTATTTCCCTCCACATCGGTCAAAGGAATCTTAACTCCGGCATTGCCGAGCTCTGATGTGCTGAATAGTTCTAGGTCTTTCATTGGTCTTTTTTTAATTAGTGTGCGTTATTAGATTAGGAATACGCACCCCTCCGTTGTTCACTACTACTAGACAGAACCGTTAGACTGCCGAGCGATCGATTTGAATATTGCTTTCCACAGTTACGTCATCGACGAGTGCTTGGAAAGGAAGTGCCAAAGTAATTGAGCCCTCACCTGCTGTGTCCGGGTTAGCTCCTCCGGTGTAGGTAATGCGAGGAATAAGAACTGTGTATTTGTTAATGCCGTCGTTTAGTTCAAACTCCATGCTGGATTCTGTTTCGTTAAGAAACTTTTCAAGCAGTGTAGCGTTATCAAAGTAAACAGTCGCTTGCCCAGAAAGGTTAGAACGTCCGATTTGTGGAAGGATAGTTTTATCACTGCCCACAACTAAACGAGATTCAAGTCCGTTCTCCAGAGTTAGCGTAAGCTCAGTAACAACTCCAATAAGAATGTCGTTCTCTTTAATAGCTCCAGTAAACCCGTTGAAAGGACAGTTCTCAGTCGCAGCTCCTAACGTTGCTCCAGCCGGAGCGGTGTCGCTGACTGCCATGTCTTGTCCTACAACTCCGAAAGTTCCAGCAAGAATCCCTTGAGGAGCTACTGTTAAGTTCATCGTGTTATATTCAATTCCTGTGAACAAGTGGTAAGGCTTGTCGCCCCCTCCTTGATCTGAGAAGTGTCGCATAACAGAAAAGCTACGACGTGCAACGCCCGCTTTGAGTCTGTCGATTCCAGCACCCCCTCCGTCGACTTCCCAAGTCCCGAGAGTTACTGCTTCTAGTTGCGTGTCGAATGATCCGTAACTTAGCTCAAAAGCAATGTCCCCTGAAATAGTTCTGGGGCCATGTTTAGAACAGCCAATTTGGCGGTCCTCTCTAAGTTCCTCGGATAGGCTAATGTCCTTCGATAATCCTATGGTGACGCCAGTGTGGCGCACCTTGTCGAATGAAGGCGTTGCAGGAGTTGTCCCGTAGGTAGACTCGAGCACTTGATATAATGCGTGGCGTGATGCGTCTGACATAGTTTTATGGTGTTTTAGTTTTAATTGATTGCCCTAATGAGGCGTGAATACCAAATCACCGATACAGGTATCCTGAAAAAGTTGTCGCTTACGAACCCGCTCGATCTGCCGCATCCTACTATCACAACTTCTTGGCCACTGTAACTTAATCGGCGCCCGGCTGTAAAGTAACTTCTAAAAGAATCAGCAACGTCTAAAGCTTGTTTCTCACCTTTACCCAAAGGAAGAAAAACATCTACTTGCAAGATGCCCCTTATATCATCTTCACCCCCGTCGCCTAAAGTTGCAACGTCTGGGATGTCTGGGATGTAATTAAGCCCGAGCCAGGGTTCATTATGATTAGGAGCTTCCGGGCTGTTCTCCCCGACGATAGTGTAGTTCCAATTCGCTGCATTCAAATCAACGACTGCTTTAATTAATGCGGATCTAACTTTGGAGCTCATTTGACTAATTTTTTAAGATGCTTTTTAATACGAATGACATTCTTCCGCATCATTCCGCTAGGAGCTTTTTTACTAAATCCTTTTGCATTTACTTTTGCAGTAGGCCCGTTCCAAAGTCCATACTCAGCGACCCTGGCATAAGGAAGGTTATTAGTCATATGAACGTCGTCGCCGAACATGCCTAAGTTGCTAGAAATTTCCTGCATTGCAGCATTCCCTCCTTGGCTAGCTGTGCTAATAACTTTGTCATTAGGTCGACCTACGCTAGTCTGCCAGTTGCTTCGAAGCAATCCTGTTTGAACAGGCGTGTCTAATATAACGGCAGAAAACAATTTTAGGATGACGCCCCTTCTTATCCTATCCACTTGAACAAGGGATTTGTTTCTGAAGTCAATTATGTCGCTTTCAAAGCTCATGGGTTAATATGCTGAGTCCATTAGAGTTGGTGTTGCATGTAGATAGTGCGCTCGTCTTGCATTAGTCTAGTGGTCCGTCCGTGTCGAATACTGATGGCGTTCCTCCGCTTGGTTCGTTTGTGCCATCGTTCACCCCAGCGTTGTCATTAACATCATCGGTGTCGAGCAACCACCAGCCGACGAGGTTGGTCTGGTAGTCTGTGCCAGCGGCTAGGTTTGCCACCTCAGTCGAGCCAATTAACGCGTCATAGATTCGCACGTCTGCCAGCTTGCCATCAGTGAGTCTTGTTAGGCTTGTGCCAGAGGCATCGTTGGTGCTGCCTCCAATGTTGAGCGGTGCGGTGACGGTTTGAATGTAATTTGGGCTTCCTACTGCGCTGACGGAAGATAGTCCGCTACCGAATGTTAGCCCTGTGCCGCCGTTGATATACATAGTCACTCGGTCGTCAAAAACTGCCTGTGTTCCATCGTATTCAATTGCCACATGCACCCACGCTGTAGAGTCAATAACTGCTGCCGATGTTTCGTAGATCCGTCCTGTTCCAGTTTCTTGCGACCAGAAAAAACGCAGCTTTGCCGCTGTGGTAGCATAGAACATCCAAGCTCGGTCTGTGGTAGCTGTGCCGAACCTTCCAAGTATGTGCTGGAAGGCCGTCTCTGATATTTTTACCCATGCCGCAAGGGTAAACACCTCATCGTCTCCAGTGCTGTCAAAGTTAAAAACATCGCCAATATGAATCCAGTCCTCAGTGCCATCGAAGTCACGGCTGTTGTTGCCGAAAGTGCCTGCTGTTGCGAAGCGATAAGGATTTAAAATCATGTTAGATGGGATCTATGGGTGGAGTTGGGGGAGTTGGCAACGCTGTTATCGCTGCCGAAAATTGAGCCTTAACTCCGTTGAACGTCGCGAGCTTGGTGGGATTCCCTTTAATGACTTCAAATGGATCTATGCCGTCCACAAGTGCTTTTGCAGCTTCGTAGTCCCCTTCGTCTAGCAAGTTATTTGCTGCCATGTATTGTGAGTGAAACAAACCCCTTAACTCAAAATCTAACAACCTCCAATCCGCTGCCATTTGAGTCCTTGCTAATTCGGTATCGCTTGGAACGGGCAATGCAACCAATTCTTTCTGCCGTATCGCTTGCAAGTTAGGAACATCGTAAACCCAGTTTTGAGTTAGCTTTACTCTGTGCGTTGCAGGATCAAACGCTGGATCGTCTGCAACGGATTCTTCCAAGTAAACATAATCGTCCGGCAAATCATGAGGAAAGGTTTCTCCGTCCTTGTGAGGATGCTTACGGTTGATCGGCAATACAGGTTCCGATACAGAAATTTGATATAGTGTATAATTTTTCATTGGTCGTTAGACTTTAATTCCTTCCATAAATACTTTCAAACCGGATGCGGCTAAACCAGAATCTTGAAGTTCTACTGAGCAAATAATTTCATCACCCTTGTTGATTAGGTAGTTAGCCGCTGCCGCAGCAAATACGCTTGTCTCCCCGTTATGCGTCCCCGCTGGAATTGCTAAATCAGTTCCTAGAATCTCAACTCCCTCTGCCCTTATGTTAAGGAACAAAGAACTGACAGTTGGAAAGTCGTTTACGGTTGCGTAAACCCTAGTCACTCGAAAATCAAACGGGCAATCAAATTTTATTCTGTCCCCTGTATCTATCGGAAAGGTTGTTTCATCAGAACAAGCAAAGCCTAAAGTCTCGTAGACGTATTCCCATTCTGATGTATCGTTACCTTGCTCTTGCAGGTATTTAATTCCTTCCGTTTCTCCTGTTGATAAGACTGCCGTTCCCTCTGGGGTGTGAGGACTTGCTCCGCTACCCGCTCCAGCCGCTCCAAATTTGGAAGCAGTAATGAAAGTAGCGTTTGCAGAGTTCAAATCTGTTTCGCCCTTCTTCACGATAATGTAACCTCTGAATAATCCGTTAGCGGCTATAGAACCTTCAACCTCATAGGCCTCCGTTCCTATTCCCGCTATCGCGTCCGCCAATGATCCAAACTCTTCCCTTCCCCTCTGTATAAATACATTGTTAGAAATGAAACTGTAGACCCTTTGAATGCTCCATCTGTTTGCAGTAGCATTTCCAGAAATTAGTGTTAAGCCGTTCGCCCCGTCGTCGAGATTATTAGGGTCAATAACTGTCTGGTTAAAATCTGTGTTACCAGCTGAGTATCTGTAGCCGAAAGTTACAGGAGCTAATTCGGGTAGAACTTTATTATGAGGAGCTAATGAATCCGTGTCATAGTTGGCACCCATTTTGAAAATTTCACCTGCGTCCTTCTTGATCGCCATTGTAGGAGTAGCTACATTAGGCATGAACTCATTGCCTTCCAGGTTCAAGAAACCTAATGCTTCACCTATATCGTAAGCTGAGGAATGCGGATTGAAGCTAACGACCTGCTCATTATTGACAGCCACTACGTTTGTGAAATCTACGTGAACAGCTACTCCAATACAAATCTGTGTTCTTCGTTGTTGAGGAGTCCATGGATCCGCTTGCTCAATAACTGCACCAACTGAGTTAATACTAACGAAAGTAATTTGCTGAGCGTTGATGGCACCGGGCTCAATGTTTAAAAGACTGCTCCATGTCACTTCTGTTTTATTGCCTAACTCGTCTACAATTATTCCCGTTCCATCAGATATTGAATAGCGGGTAGACGTAGCTCCAAGGCTTAAAACTCCGCCCGTCAGAACACCTGTAGAATCCGTAGAAGTTGCTGCACCCCCGCCTCCTCCTCCTGAAGTCCATACCGCCGCTCCCACTGTATTGTCTACGCATCTGAATGCAGTGTCCAAGGTAGTATTAATCCAAACGCTACCGACTTCATAACCTGAGTTAATGTCGTCCGTGGCGACTGGGTCTGCCGTTGCTGCTAAATTATTGCCCTCCCAGAACGTCGCCAGTTGCGCTTTGTTTGCACTAACGTCCGCATTGCCAGAGATTGCAGTTTGTAAATCCGTGACATCAGAAGCGTCTATTGGATCTACGTTTATTACTTGCCCAGCAACGGAAACGTAAGTTCCAGTTCCCGTCTTAGTTATCCCATCGTGCCTGGCGTTCGAGTTAGCTGTAACATCTGCGTTATTGCTTACTTCCACATCAAAGTCGCTTATGTCTGAGGCTGTATGTCCGTGGCCGGGCTGTGAAGCGGAGTTAGCGTTTGCGATAGCAGTTTGCAAAGCTGCATCTAATCGAGCTAGGGCAATGCTTCCGTCTTTCAGTGCCGCTGTAATAAGCTGCCCGACAAGCGTGAAATCAATTTCAGTAGAATCAAGCACAGAAACCGCGGCGTGACTTGCAAGTTTGTTTGCTATCACATCCGCATTGGCGCTCACCTCTGCGTCAAAGTCGCTTATCTGTGCCGCTGTGTGCGAGTGCGCACTTGGAGGCCTTGTGTCGCCCGCATCGTCCAGCGTTGCGTCCGTTACTATTGCGTTAAGAAGTGTAAGCGTGGAAATTGAAGCATTTTGTAAAGCTGTGGCAGCTAAGTCCCCTTCTGCTCCTGTGGCAAATTCTGTCGAACTGCTTAAAGCTGCGGTTCCGAGTTCTAAGTGCGCCCGTGCTTGAGCTGCACTCGTTTTCTGCATGAGCTCATCAATATATACATCAACTGGTAAATCTGGCATGGTTTTATAGTGTTTAAATTATGGGCCTAGTGTAAAAGGAAATCCCATCTGGACGAAGGTATTTAAAGCCGTCCGGTCTAATGTAATAAGTAATCTGAGCTTCGAATGAACCTACGAGCATTATCCCAAGCTTAAAGATAACGTCAACAGTGCTTGGCGTTAATTTACTAAAGCCGAAAATTTTCCAAATTTCCTGTCCGATAATAACTTCATCTAAAACTTCAGGCGTGAACGTTGAGTTGTTAGTAGAGACTAGGGCGCTTTTCGTTTCGCCCACAATTTTCTCTTGTGTAATGGATTGATCATAGGTGCCGCTTTTCGTGTCGAATATTGCAGCGTTCAAATCCTGGAAGACAACGCTTCCATCGACTGTTTCGCCTGTTATAGGATCAAAGCTAGAGAGAGCTCTTTTAACTCGCACGACTTGTCCCTTATCGCTAAGAAGCTTGTCAGCAGTGTTTCGAAGCCCTGTGTAGAAATCTGCCATTAGACTCTCAAGCTTACGAGGGAACTGGAACCAGCTCCTCCTGTTTTAACTAAGTCCGACAATAGGCTCTCTACGGAACTAAAGCTAGGTTTAGAAACGCTTGTCCCCTTTTCAGCATATTGGACTTCAATAACGTCAACCTTCTCCTTAATTACTTCTCTGCCATCTCCAGTTGGAAGCAAGTCCGTTTGAGTCGCTTCATAAGTAAGCTGCGATTGAGCTTTTTTTAACTTGGGAGGAATGCTGTTCTTATCAAACAAGACGCCTTGGATATAAAGTCCGTCCCTTGGAAATTCTGCATCCTGGGGAGGGCTGGTTGGCTCTCCCTTGTAGCTGAAGCCTTCCAAATAATCGAAGGCCTTAATAATTAAAGGCTCGATGTCAGCGTCTACAGTTGGCAAAGTTAAATTGCGCAGTGCAGCGTAATCCTTTGCCTCCTGGACAGTGATATAGGAGTTAGCATTTGCAACTCCAGTCCCGTCTTCAATTATTAAAGCCATCGCGAATTATTTTTAACGTCTGCGACGATTAGAACGTTCGATTAATGGCTGACTCTGTTTCTTCATGCCCGCTTGAATTTGTTCAAACGTTGCACGTTGTCCAGGAGTGTTACCATCTGCGTTGGTATCTGAAGAGCTCTTTGCAGGAGCCTTTTTCTTAGCCTTTTTAGCAGGCTTTTCTTTTTCGGTAGGGGCGTCCTGTTTTTCGCCAGGTTGCCACGGAGTTTCTTTTGACATAATTTTAAGAATGTTAGGTTAGGCTAGGAGGTGAGACCGAGCACCTCCTAGCCATTAACCTAGTTATGAACGTTAGCCGTTCGTTACCAAGTAAGCGAGCGGAATCTTCTTACGGTCGAACACTCGTGTCCAGTTAGTGGCGTCGCGCAGTTCTGCAAGTGTAGCAGACTCGCTGGCAACGGCGGCACTGTTGAAGTTGAAGCCGGAAGGATGGACGAGCCATGTCTTACGCTCCCAAAGGGTCTCCAGTCCGGAACCAACACCTGAGGCTGGATCGCGGTCTACTTCAACGGGAACAAGCGGGCTGCCCATTCCGTATCCAATCGCACCAGCTCCGAAAAGGATAGTGGTGTATTTGAATCCAGAAGTTCCGCCAGCGACTACGGGCATTCCATCGTCAACGACGACACGCTTACCGAGGTAAGTTGGAATATCCAAAGTTCCAGTTGAGTCCCTAACGAAGTCAATGTCGTCGAGATTAACAAGACGCTTGTAGACTGCTGAGTGCATTGCAATCACTCCAGTTGAGCCGAAGCTGTCCCCGAGTGTGAAGGCGGTTTCTACTACTGCGCTGCGACCAATAAGGGCGCCCGCGGTTGCGTTGTTACCATCTTCAATTGCGATGTCATTAATCATATCCCCGCCATTGTTTGCTACGTTGTCAGCCTGTAGGCCTTCCGCAGTTGCAAGAATACGATATTGCCAGTTGCGCATCCAGTAGCGGTCAGTCCTGTTACGGATACGACGCATTGGATCGCTGCCAGCAATTTCGCCAACGAGATCCTTAGCTGCCCAACCGTTGTTGAGGTAAGCGTTACGACCCGTCTGCTTGCCAGAACCAATCTTGTTAGGGGTTGCGAGGTTGTCAGTCGTGTCACCAATATTAGGTTCGACGCTGGCGTCAATGTCATTCCAGTGAGGAATTTCTACAGTATTTCCGCCGTTGTTCGCCTGTGCTTGAAGCACTGGGTTAGTAACTGCGATGCCACTCTCTACGAAAGCGGTTTTTTCGGGGCTATCGTTCGCGGTGTAATCCAAATAGACCTCCGGGATGATAGCGTCGCTCAATTGCACGTTTGCCATGTTATTATTATTTTATTAGTTAGTTTGATTTGTGATTCTAACCAGCTGCGGGCGCAGTGGTTTCTGAATCTCGGAGTGTGCGATAATCATCAGGGGAAGACTTGTATAGATCAATTCTTTCCGATTCAGACATCTCGCTGAATTTTTTAGCGGCACCGCCACCATTTCCGCTACCTTGAGCACCGCTCCCACTAGCATTACTGCCTACGATGATACTGGAAAATTTCTCGTTGGCAATGAATTCTTTTTTAAGCTCGTCCACAGTAAGCGCAGATGGCTTTCCTTCGTTGTCCAGGACGCGAGTAATTGTTTTGCCATCGACCACTTCCGTAGTAAGCCGGGTAGCAATAGCATTTGCCATCAAGTCCGGCACAGTAGAGATTTCCGTAGCTAGTTTGTTAGCTACATTATCCACAAGTAAATTCTTCAATGAGTTCTCACTTGTGTTAAGTCTGTCTTCATAATCTTTCTGCGTGTCCTCAAGCTTTTCTTTATAGCTTTTCTCCAGGGCTTCAACATCGTCTTTGCTGACTGCACCTTTACGCAAGTCCATTATCTCTTGCTCTTTGCTGTCGAGCTTGTCACGGACTTCTTTGAGCTCTTGCTCTGCTTTGTGGCGCCTTTCTTTTTCATGCTCCTTGGCACGTTTTAAGGCTCCCGTATCTTCGACACCTTCAAGCTGAATTTGATATTCGTCGCCTTTGGCATCGTATTGCTTTTGAATCACCTCTTCGAGCTGTTCGTATTCGGTTTTGCTAATTGTGTATTTCATTCTACTATTTTGTTTTCTAGGTTAAGCTCCTCATCGAAATAAGTTTCTTGAGGAGCGGTTTCCGGAATGATGATACTGGTTTCAGATCGGTCTATTCCAAAGGCGTTAATGGCTCCATTAATTAGGAGCTCTGTTTGAGAGCTGTGTCCGTTGAGCTTGTTGAAGTCGTAATAGTCCTGCATCAATTCACGCACTTCCTTATATGGCTCTGAATTGTTTTCAAAGACAAGGGTTCCTTCGTCAGTTGCTTGCACAATGCCGAGAGTATCAACGAAAATTTTTACCATAAGTCTAGCAGTCCTTTCAGTGTAACTTCAAAGTGATCCGGATCGTCGTAAAAGAATTTCACTGGGTTAGCATACATTCTTTCGATGCCCATGCTCAAGACTTCCGTTGCGTCGACCTCCCCTTGCCAAAGATATCTCCGGCTTGTGTAAAAATGACCTCCTCTCTCACCCCATTCATCATCAAAGCATTTACCATTCCCTCCGCGGTTAGTGTAACGTTCCTTTTTTCCGTCGGGTTTAGTTCTACGCTTTTGAAGCCAGGCGTCGTTCTTGTCAAGAATGTCTGGGCGATTGTATTCAATGCTGTGCGCCATTTCATGCAGCGTAGTGCTGAAGTTCATATCCCAGTTATTAATTCCCCAGCGTTCCTCTGAAAAGTGCGCCCTCTTTTGAGGTCTGCCATTAACGTATTCCTTATAAAGAAAAATCTTGCGTGAGGTGTCCGGAAGGCCAGGCACATCGCCCGGAGCTCTAACTGTGCCGGAAGTTATGTCATTAAACCAGTCCACTCCTGCACGAAGTCTCTTTGCATCCTGGGGCGCCACTTTTTCATAAGTCATCTTTTGACCTTTACTGTTCACCCATCTATTAGGCAGTTCTCCAAAGGGGGTTACCTTCACCACTGCTTTGTTTTTCTGATCTGCGGATTGAGAAATGAAGTAGTGCAAGTCCTTCCGTGCTTGTTTCTGTTTAGGCGTCCACTGATCCTTAAACTGGCTAGTCACATAAAGTTCGTCCTTTGTTCCCAGTGCTTCAGCCTCGCTTAAAATGCTTTTGAGTCTTCGCTCTTTATCCGTAAGCTTAGTAACTTTAGGCACCACAGGCACAGGGATGTCCGGTTGGCCGGAGGCAACTTTTTTCCATTTGGAGAACTGTGTTCCGGCTGTCGAAGCATTTATTCCTTCGCTCGTAGCAATAGCGAGAAACTCTTGTCTGCTTGGGATCTTTCCATACTTAATTGCATAGTCGTCCGCTAAGTCCCACACTGCCGCAGTTTTACCGCTCTTAGGACGCAATGCGGACGCTCTAGTGAGCTCAGCTATCTTTTCCCCAGTGCTAAGCGCCGAGCTAGCTGTGGCTTGCTCTGCTAGCGTTACCTTGCGCCACTTGCCGTATTGCACGGACACAGTTGAAGCATTAAAGCCGCGCCCCGCTAGTCTTTCCACAAGCTCGGGCTTAGTCGGAAGCCTTCCGAGCTCGATTTCAAGTTCGTCTGCTGTGTCCCATATCGCTCCAGTTTTAGATCCAGATTTAGGTCTCCCCGCTGCACCAGCTGAGGCTTGCAATGTTCCTTTCGTTACTAGATCCCGCTTAGCTTCCATTTCTGCAAGCGTAAGAGGTTTAAACGTCTTGCTGAGGCTTAGCTTAGCGAACTGATCAGAAGTGAGCTGACCCGAGTTTAGCAATCTAGCTTTGCCCGTGCCGATAGCTGTGTTTTGAAATTCACGCGGTTGCTTTTTAAGCCAATCGTAATATGTTTGATTAGCTGGAACAGGTCCTTTCAAAGCGGAGCGAGTTGCACCCTCGTCTAAAAAATCTAAACCTAATTTCTTGTCCAGGATGGGAACAGTAGTTGAACGGCAGTTAATATGAATAGGAGGTGTAGGCCCGCTGTCTAACGGAAACTCTCGTCCGTCCAATCCTCTGCACACTTGGGTGGTTTTGCCGTCTAGTGTAGCTACCCATTTCTTACCTTTTACAATATCGCTATTCTCCTCCCATGTTAGCTGGCGAGCTGAACTGCTAACGTGCTGAACAGATGTGCGTATAACTGCTTCCGCTTGCCTGGTTTTTAAAGTAGTGAGTCCGTCCTTAAAGTTTGCAGCTTGTGTCCCTCTTATGCGCTGAGTTAATTGGCCAAGGGTTAAGCCTTCCTTATATCCGTTACGAATAACTCCATTGACTTGATTCTTAGCTGTGTCCGACCAGTTCTTCATAAACGGATCTAGTAGCTGCCCGTTAGCGGAGAGCGGTGTAGCAAGCGCGGCAGCGAAAGCTTTTCCAGCTACGCTCTTCGCGACAATGTCCTCACTTGTTATAACTCGGTTCAAAGTATTAGTTTCGAATAAAGCTTCGCTTCTAGCTAACTCGGACAAGTCTGAGCGCAACGTGCTGACTGCTTGATTTTGATTTAACTGGGTTAGTGTGTTTACGTTTGAAGAAAAAGTAGCGAACTGCTTTTTAGTAAGCTGATTTAAGCTGTCCACACCTAGCTTGTTAGCTTCGCCTATTAGCTCAGCTTCAAACTTCTTTGCCAGAGCGCCATAGTCCTTAGCTCGCCCGCTCTTATAGCGTTCAAGTAAAACTTGGTGGCGTGTTACTATGTCAGTGAGGCCTTTATTCATCGTCTACATCTTCTTCATCTGGGGCAACTGGGAGCACTGCTTCAAAAGAATCTAACGCAGAAGCTTCTAATATATCTTTGGCCTCTTCGTTGTCCATGTAAGCGATATTAGCCTTGCGAAGGTTGTCACGCACTTCCTCCCATGTAAGAACTTCATTTTGCCATAGGCTGAGAAGTGCTTGCTGTGCTTGGGGCTCAAGTTTGTAAATGTCGAAGTCCGTATTAAGCTCAAAAGTAATTTCGCCATCTGTTCCCATGAACAGCATGCACCACATCAAAGCTTTTTCAAAAGCTGCGGATGTATTGTTAGCCGCTGAAGCTAGAACGCTTGTCTCAGATGCGTTTTCTAATCCGGCTTCCGTAGCTGTGCGCTGCACTTGTTTCTGTTCAACAAGCTTGGCGCCCAGGGCGACCATTTGCCGCTCCTTCGTATCCATTGCTTCTTTAGGCATGCTATTTGCTGCCGCCTGTATAAGTCCCATTGAACCGCCCTCAGGCAACGGAACAGCCGCTCTCGAGCCTAGCTGCACTTGCCCTTTTAACACGTCGTCTACCCAAGATTGATCCAGCCCCGTCATGTAGGGCGTAGGTTGCCCGACAATGTAACAAGCTTCTTCATAGTCTGCGGAGTTGCGATAGTGCGCTAAGTTAATAACGCTGAGATCATATAGAGGGGGCAAGTCCGGGTCGATGTCATTGTTCTCCCATCCTATAAATTGAAAAGGAATCTCGTTTAGTGCGCCACCCCTTGAATCCGTAGGCGTGTATTCTTCCGCAAGGGCAAATTCACCTACGCCTGACGTTCCATACTTTCGCCATATTTGAACCCGGTAAACATTTTCCTCCAAACGGAGAACGCGATACTGGGGATCAATAGTCTGCTTGAATCCGTCGTCATCCGTCACATGCGTTTCTTTAAGCACAACTAGAATCAGCTTGTTCTTAGCGCCTACTCTTTCCGTTCTCCAGTTGACTATATCTTCAGCGCGATAATGCAAAATATTAGGACGGATACTGCCGTCTAATTGATCTTGCCTAGTAGCTGTTCCCTCGACAGCCGGATAGTCCACAAACAAACCCGCTCGCCCATTAGCTAGCACATGGCTCAGAACGCATTTGGCTTGCTGCTCTACTGTTACGCCAGCGCCGTCCGAGTCTTCCATTATAGCGTCTAGCAAAGGAGGAACCTCTACAATAGGGTCGCGTGAAAATACTTGTCCCACTAATCCGCTAAGAGTTCTAGCGGTGACATTGTAAAATACTGCTCGAAGCAAGTATTGTTCGTAACGATGTTTATTCTCCATGCTGAGATCCCCAGCATTAGGCTTTGGCAAATATGTTTCGCGCTTGTGCTTAACTTTGCGCTCTCCTTGGATGCAGTCGTTTACTTGTGCCCATGAAGGCTTGAGCTCTACGTAGAGAGGATGTTCGTGATTTACTTGTGGCATAGCTTGTGAATTATGTGGCTAATCTAACGGTGACGGAGGTAGCGGCTCGGACATTGCCGTGCAAGACTCGATAACGAATTTCGTCATAAGCATGATCGTCCGGGCCTTTAAGAACATCTTCAGGATTATTTGGATCCCTCGGCATTATAGGGAGAGTGGCCTTCGATGCCAAACAATTATTAGTGAAATACAAACCGGGTCCTTCTCCGACTACGGAAGCTCGCATTCGAGCACGTATTAAATCGAGTCCCACAATCCTGGAACCAGGGCTCTTATTAGACTTAATCCATGTCACCTTTTTATCTGCCATCATCTTTGCAATAGTGTCCGACTTCTTTTCGACTACGCTACTGATTTGATTATCCGCAGGTCCTGGATGCACTTTGCCTTTGATCCAGCCGAGCTCCCTTAACTGGGATTCCATTTCAAGGATGCCTTGTGCTATTTGCTCAGCAGTTAAGCCAAGTCCTTTGTTAGTTCCCACCTTGTCAGCGCCATACCATTCCGCAATTCGAATCAGCGTTCCCTTAGGCGGACAGAATACAGATCCGTCCGGCAATGTAGCTTCTTCTCCATTAGCTTCAGCCCACCATCCCACGGAAAACGGAGTGGAGCTGCCCCAGTCAAACGAGCGGTCGAGTCTCCAAGTGTGCGGCACTTTAAATCTGGGAAGCACATGCACATCATTGCGCCATAGGTCATCCAGGGCGCCACCTGCTACAATATCCCAGTCCCCGTTCAGCATTGCTTTGACTAAGTCCGGTGAACCCAGTCCGCTTAGCTGCGCAGAGTATTCTTCATAATTAAGCGTCGGGTTATCTGTCAGCAGCGCCGGGATGTATTGTCGCTTCATGCCCCCCTCCTCTTTCTCCATTCTAACGACGTGCTTGTAAGGTGCATTATCCACAAACGTCATTTTCACCCAAGTATGCCCAACTCCTCCAGGGTTAGAACCGCAAAGCACTCGAGGGAACACCTTGTCGTATTTGTCCGGTATGTCCAGCGAGCCCATTCTGCAACGTCCCCTCAAGTATCTGTAAATCGTGTCCGAGAAGTGTGTGAGCTCGTCAATCATTAGCACATGGATCTCAGCACCCTGATATTTGAATTTGTCCTTTTCATATTGGCAGTGGCAAAGCCATATCTTGGAACCGTTCCAGAAGCTAATGAAGTTCTTGCTCGAGTTGTATGATGCTAAGCCTAGCGACATCCATCCGCCGAGCAGGGAAAGGAAACCCCCAGCGCCCTCCATGTGATTCTTGTATAAGTCTTCGCTTACTCGTCTGAAGATGTAAACTTGGAGCCCGGCTATTTCGCTGCACCAATTGATTGCAGCTACCCGCATCAAATGGGACTTCCCACCTCCGGCAGCTCCACCGTAAAGAATCTCAGTAGCGTCGCTAAAGAATGCCTCTGCTTGTTTGTCGTGCAGCGCAATGTCCAGAACGTGTTCGTCACTCATTAGGCTTGTTAGCGGTTAAGTTAATAACTGGGGTCATGTCCCTTACATCTATTTCCGTTCTTACGACATACATCCCACACAGCTTTCCAATCTCGCGCCAGGCTGCAATCCTGATCGCTCGTTCCCGTGCATCGGTGCCTTCACAGTTAGCCTCTTTCAACAGGCCGTGAATCACACTCTTTCGATCTATAAGCGCCTCGTCCTCTATCTTACTTAGTAGCTCAACAAGATAACGCTGGGTATGCGGATGATGAAACCAACGATTGCCTATGCTAGCCGGATAACCCCTGCCGGAGCTCCCGTCTTCGCTCATGCCCATGCGTATAGCTGCATTGGTTAAATTGAAGTCTACTAAATACTCCCGAGCAAATGCTTCATACTTGAGTCTAGTTGGCTTGTCTAGTTTGCTCTCCCTATCTTGCTCCTGTATTATTTCATCGACGATGATAGGAGAAGCTCTGCCTTTCTTGCGCTTGCCCTGGGTCTTTGCAGTCACTTCCTTTTCAACGGACTTCACTGTGCGGGTGCGTTCCCATGGCGGCTGGATCTTATCGGTCACATTCCAGCAATACAGCAAATGAGCTATGCTTTACAAGCTTATGAATGATCACAAGCTACCGGGTCCGTCGTAATCGCCGGACTTAGCTGGCATCCCAGTCTTGCGCTTTTTAATTTCTTTCAAGTATGCGTCGCATGCGTTGAAGTTAGCTCTCTGCTTTTTCAAGACCGGACTTCTGCATGCGGTTGTCAGCGCATTGCAATAATACTTCCTGAGCTTCGAGTTGCTCAGGTTGCTCAGGTTGCTCAGGTCTATTATCATTTAAGTTGATTGCTTAATTTACATTGGAACCAATTAACAAAGTCCTGCAAATGTATGTCGCAGCAATACTCGTTAAAATCGTTATCGCCCACAAGTAAACAAGCGAACATTCTAACTCTCCATTTCATTCGACTCTTACGATAAAACAGAACCGGGATTTGTTCATCCCCAGCTTGCTCCGTTGTCTGCTTCCACCAAGCATCAGGTTGAAGCTGTTCCTGGAACTTAACTTCCACAGCTAGCCACTCAAGTCCCACAATATCGTAACCGCCTAAATTACTCTGCATTTGATTGCGCTCGAAAACCGGAGCCGGGTGTGCATAGTATTCGTAAACTTCGTCGCATGCACTTTGCAGTAACTTGACTACTTCTCTTTCACCTCGCTTGCCCTTGTTCCTTGATGTTAGTCCTCCCATGTCCACAGCGTAACTACTGTTCAATGTTCTGCCAAACTAAATAAAGTAGAGCAAAATCAGCATCCTTGTTAGAGCAATTTAAAAGCAGAGCAATAATGTTACGGAACCTCCGGAACCACTACGGAACCGCCAATGTTCCCTTTGTAACTCTTTAATAACAATACACTTACACTACTTACGGAACCAGGGAACCAGTTGGGGGGGGGGGGGGGGTAAACAGGGGAAAAAAGGCGGGGTTTTATTGTTTTTCCCCTGGGGGGGTTCCCTTTTTCCTTAACCGGGAAAACTCTTGGG